ATGTGCGGACGATTCGCGCAAACGCGAAGCCGGGAAGAATACCTTGCCCCTTTCACCGAGAATTTTGAACGTGATATTCCCTGGGACCCGGAGCCGCTCGCCCACTACAACGTTGCCCCGCGCAGCCGCGTTTTGCTGCTCAGCATGGATGAAAACGATACGCTGCATTTAGATCCCGTGGTCTGGGGTTACGCCCCGGAGTGGTGGCATAAAGCGCCGCTGATTAACGCCCGCGTGGAAACCGCCTCGCAAAGCCGGATGTTTAAACCGCTGTGGCAGAACGGCCGGGCCATTGTTTTCGCTGATGGCTGGTATGAATGGCAGCGTGTGGGCGATAAAAAGCAGCCCTACTTTATCTATCGCGAGGATAAAGCGCCGCTCTGTTTCGCTGCGATTGGCAAAACGCCGTTTGACGCCAACAGTGAAGCCGAAGGGTTTGTCATCGTCACCGCTGCCGCAGATGCAGGGCTGGTGGATATCCACGATCGTCGTCCGCTGGTGTTAACGCCCGAAGCGGCCCTTGCCTGGCTGCACCCCGACACATCCGCTAAGCGGGCGGATGAGCTTGCCCATGAAGGCGCGCTGCCTGCCGACGCTTTCGCCTGGCATCCGGTAACAAGAGCGGTGGGGAATGTAAAAAACCAGGGGCCTGAATTAGTGGAGCCGGTAGATAAACCCCATTCTTAGGTTTTTTTCTGCGGGCGGCCGCTTATATTTACTTATTGATATGTAAAAGGTTAGCGGCGGCCAACTCCTTTAGATCGTGAATAAGGGCATAGCCTTAATCTGTATTTCATTTTTCGCGCTTTGCTTTTTACCGCCCTTCGCTACGCTATTACTATCCTGGTTCCTCTGCACGCCTTAGAGCCTGTAAGCGAGAAAAAAATGTACGCTCTTGCAGCTTATCTGCTGTTTATGGCTGCCGCTCTGTTGCCGTTCTGGCTGGCCTCTTATAAAAAATCCACTTTACTGGCTGATTCAGAATATCGCGATCCGGGTTCTAACCATATTAATGCGCTGCGAGGCCTTGCGGCGTTGCTGGTAGCGCTACACCATTCGGTCTTTGCTTATAACTATTATCATCAGGGAAGCTGGTCGCTGAGCGAAGGGAATCATTTCTTTTCAACAGAGAATGACTACCCGTTAATTTTGCTGGCCTCATTTGGCTATGTGCCGGTCATGCTTTTTTTTATGATAACAGGTTATCTTTTCGGTAATCACGGCATTAAAAATAACGGCATCAACATTCCGCTTTTTTATTACAAGCGGTTTGCCCGCATCGTTCCGCAATACCTTTTTGTCCTGGTGGCGGTGCTCTTTGTTTCCTTTGCCATGGGGCTTAAGCCGTCGACAACGCTTGCGGAGATCCTGCGTTTTATCGTCTCCTGGCTAACGTTTGGTTTTGTGGAGCCGGTGTCGTTCACCCCTGTTTATCGGGGTTCGCTGATTGTCGCCGGCGTTATCTGGACGCTGGCTTATGAGTGGATGTTTTACCTCGCCTTCCCGGCCATCATTGCTTTTATTTGTCTTTTTCGAAATAAAGTCGCCTGCCTGGCTGTGGCGATTATAACGATAGCCGCCGTTTGTAAGCTAGGTATCATTAACGAGAAAAACGCTACGCTTGCGCTCTGTTTTGGCTTTGGCATTCTGGCCGCGCTGCTGCATGAATATTACCCGGCGCTAAAAAGGGTGCTGGTGAACAAGCTCTTTGTCTTATTCGCCATCGCTTCGCTGGTGATTATGGTCTGGGGATTGAAATATAAGGCCTACAGTATTTACAGCGCGCCGATGCTGTTTCCGCTTTTTATTTCGGTCGCTTCCGGCGCGTCGCTACTGGGCTTATTAACGTTTATGCCGTTAAGACTGGCAGGCACCGCCAGCTACAGCATCTATTTGCTGCATGGCGTTGTCTATGCCTGCATTTTTACCTGGACGCATCTGAGCTTTATACCGGGCGTAATCATCAGCCTGCTGATTACCGCATCCGTCAGCATGCTGACTTACCGGTGGGTCGAGCGCCCCTTTATTAAACAGAGTAAAAAAGCGGTTTATGCGTTTACGCCTGCAAATGCAAAAGAATGAGGAGTTTTACCCTTCAGCCAGCACGAAAAGCTGGCTGAATTAAAGCGGGGAAACTAGACCTGCATGTTCATAATATGAAGATGCATTTTTTCTAAACGTTATAGATCGTCCAAGAGCGCTTTACATAACAGTTTATTAGCCGTCACGAGAAAGCGTGGCGGTGTAGTTCGTTATAGTTCACGCATGTTTTTTTGCCCCATACATGCCCCATCAAAACGGAGTGTCATCAAACTCCCCTCCCCGGGTATCGTTAATGACATACGTCACCACGCCATAAACAACCCTCACCTCATCCTCTTCCGTTGGCAGCGGCCATGTGAAGTTTGGGTGGTCGATATCCTGCAAACAACGACGCGAGATAAGCTTAAGCCGCCTAAGCACTAACTCGCCTTCATATGCGCATACAACGATTGACCCGTCGCACGGCTTAACGCTCATGTCTACTACGAGCAGTGAGCCGTTAAGTATACCCGCCTTCCAGTATGTGTTACTGGCGCGGAGGAAATAGGTAGATGCCGGACTCCTGACGCAGAGCGCGTCGAGCGATATCTTTTGTTCGAGGTAATCGGTAGCCGGAGATGCGAACATGTCACAGGCCTCCGTTCGGATTGTAGAGAGTGAACGTCCTGTTCTCGCCCTCCTCCGTGGACACGTCTCTGAACGTGCTGACGGAAAGCTCAATCCACTTATTCGCCTCTTTCAGTGTCCAGTCCCAGTTATGTTTCTGCAACTCCCTCACAAACGCTTCCGTCGTCACAATCCGGCGGGCATCTGGTTTGAACTCAACTGCGGCTCTGAAGGCCGTTTCAATGTCATCTCTGCGCGGCATATTCCCTCCCAATAAATTATACTGTTTTTATATACAGTATTTTTAAACAGGAGGGGGATCAAGACGAAGCGGCCTATCAATATTACTGATTTTCAACGGCGCTATCTTTTTGCGCCGTCCCTGCTTCAGGTATCAATGCCGCAATGGCAGACAGTTTTTCCCGTGTCTCGGTATCGGAAGTGGAGTCTGCAATAACTTCCAGCGCTGATTTCAGGATATCCATCAGGCTAAGTAGCGATTCGTGATGCAGGGCAGCGGCAACATCGCCCGGGGAAAGAGCTAAAGGCTTATCTATCACTTTCCCATCAACCGTGTAGCAGCCCTCTCTTGCATAGCTAACGGCTTCAGGGAATACTTCAGCTACTTCCTGAGCAATGAACCCCATCCCGAATGCACCTTTGGACTGGTCATCCTTACGAACCCATGTATTTCCAGATATCTTGCGCATCTTGGCTAAAGGCTCTGGAATTCTGGTTATTTTATCTTTTACGCGCCTGTCAGAGGCTTGACTCCAGCCCACAGGTGCATAAGCAACGCCGCCACTGTAGTCAAAGTACCAGTCTTTGTAAGATGTATCCTGATACAAACGCAGAAATCCGTAACGCTGCCCCCCTGATGCCAGCTGAGAAAACATCTGGAACTGCGTGCTGGTTCCACCAATGGTATTCTGTATGGTCGATGCAATTGTCCCGCCGACAACACCGAGATTGTTATTTATCGTCTTGACATATATTGAGTCTGTAACAGCTCCGCCCGTTTTGCCGTCGATTGTGTTGAGTCGAGAATCATCACCCGCTGCGACTGTACCCGAAGCCTTCCCGACATCGCGCGTTGCTGCGCCTTTGAGACCCAGGTTCGTTCGTGCCCCCGCCGCATCAGTGGCGCCGGTGCCACCCTGCGTTACAGGAACAGCACCAGAAACAAGGTCGGCTTTCTTTTCGAGAGCATCTTTGTCCGCTTTTTTGCTAATGCTGTCTTTCAGTTTACCAATTGAAGGGATGCTGAGCTGCTGGCCGTTGATGGTGACCGTAATATCCTGCGCCGCAGATGTGAGCGCGAAGGCTTCCCATGAACCGATATTCTCATCGTACTCATTGATGAGCTGTGACATCGCCTGAGCCAGGCCGTCAATTGACATGGCATCACTGACAAGAATCCCGTATTCCTGGTCGTTTAAAGGGGCTGCGGCTGCCGGCGACACGGTAAGTTCTGTTGCGCTGTTTACCGCATTAATCTGGAACAGTTGCACAGGCGTGGAGAGAACAATTAACACTTGCCCCTGACGAACCTGACTTGAAGGGGCGGTCCAGTTACTACCATTTCCGGTAGCTATATTGCCGTTTAAAGAAATTGTTCCCGTGCTGTAAATCATATTATTTCTCCAGCCTACTGATATAATCGGCAGGCATAAAATAAAAAACAAAAAGGTATTTAAGTGAAACTGACAAAAGCCATGACTCTGGTTATTGCTTTGGCTACCTCTGCCTGTGCAACGTCCGGAAGAAATACTGATTACGTGATGGATTACCCTGTAGAAGCATCAAGAATGTCTTTGGGCGGAGAAATTACAGCTGTTGTTGACTGTGATAAAAAAGAGGTGTCCGTAATATCAGACACAAGCAATGGAATATTCGCCAGGCATCTCAACAGAAGAGCCTGGAATATATGCTTTAAAAAACAGGGACAGTTTAAAGTAACCTATCGTTTTGACCCGGTAAGAGGAACCGGCCAGAACATGCTTGCCACTCAGCCATCAAGAACGCCGGTTTAGATAAGCTACAGCCCAATACCCCACAAATAAAACAGCCCGCTGTCCGGCGGACTGTTTACTTTGAAATGCTCAGTGCTTTATGCAGGTTTAAGACAGATTTGAAAGGATGCCGTAAGGTATCCGCATCCCGTAGGGTTTCAGTGTATTAGCCCATGTTTGCTGGTTCTGGTTAACCCACTGACACTGGAGCACACCGTTGACGAACCTGAAAAACGGGCCGGAAAAACCTGTAACGGTACCATCATCTGAAATATTTCCTCCTGGCACAGCGCTTACCAGTATCCAGCTGTTGGTGCCGATGGTCTGGGAATACACCGCATTATCAAGGTCAAAACCTGCTGGCACATCAAAAAACCCCAGAATACGGGGGATTTTAGCGGCCATAACGGCAGACCACACCAGTTGACCGGCGGCATTAAAAATATCGCGATAACCACTTTCAACCGGGATGTCGTTTCGTGTTCTTGCCATTGAACCCGCGTTCGCCGTCATCCAGTCCGGTCCGGCAAAAAACATCTTTGCGTTATTGTTAGGTTTAAACCACCTGAGACCATCATCCAGCGGGGCACTGCCACCCGCAAAACCCATATCAACAGAGTTACCCAGTTGGCAGGATATATTGTAATATCCGATATCGCTTATTCCGGAATAAATACGATTATCGTAATAATAGGTTCCTTTATAATTCGAGTCGATCACAAGGGCGCCTTTATCATTCCATACCTGATATCCGCTCATAAGAATGCATACATATCCAGAGTGAGAGTTACGGAGGGGGTATATCTCGATAACTTGAAAATGCGGAACCCTCCATCATAAGCACGGGCTGCGAAATTAGCTGGGGTATAATTGACGGAACTCACCGTTGATACGACAACAACAAAGCTGCCTGCTGCTGTCAGCCCTGCAAATCCGCCGGTAACTGCATTTATATTGTCCGGGATTGTGATGGTTGTCCTACCGAGATAACGCGTGTTGTAGTCGCCGATATCCACTATCAGCTTTCCACTCGCATCCCAGCACTGTAAACCGCACGGCATAACTCCTCCTTACCAGAGTCCGTCACGAATTCTGAGCGTTCCGTTAGCGTCGTAAACCAGTCGCAGAACGCCGTTATCTACCGTTCTTCCGGCGCCATTGGCGGCATTGCGCTCAAATGTTCCGCTCTTGTCCAGTCTCCAGCCAGCCGAACCTGCCACATAGTTTGACGACTGAATAAAGCTGCCGATTTTGGCGTTAGTGATGGTGCCGTCCTGGATGAACGTGTCGCGAATGAACGTCTGACCATTCTGAATAACAAATGGCAGACTTACAGCACTGCCCGCCTGACTCATTACAGCGAAACGGTCCGCCAGGAAAATGACCTGCGACTGCATGCCGGACGGAGTATTTTCAACACCCAGCCCCATTCCCGCTGCGTACTTCACGCCGTTTGCATCCACCCCTACTTTGATTGAATACATCGCGGACAGGCTCCCCGACAGTGATGCAATAGCCTGGGCATTTGTCGTAACGGCTGCGGTTGTTCCGTTTACGGAAACAGTCAAAGAATCTATTTGCGTTGCTGTGGCCTGTCGATAATCCGCAAATGATGTCGTCAGCGACACGACACTTGCGGTGTTGGTGGCAACACTGGCACGAATCTCGGTTAATGCCTGCGCGGTTGCCTCTTCATTAGTCGCTATTGTTGTTTCAACACGGTCAATAGACGCCGAATTACTGGCGTTCTTAGCCGTCTGGCTGCGGCGGCTCGTAACCTGCGCGAGATTGCCCTGGATGATAGAGATTGCAGAGTTTTTAACGCCGCCGCTCATCCCGTCGATGCTCACGCGCATATCATCGATTTTGGTTTCTGCCGCTGAAAGTCCGTCGGCATTTTCCTTAATCTGCTGCGCCTGCTGCTCAAGGCTGTCAGCGTTGGCCTGGATATCCGTCACCATCTGCGAGACCTTCTCGCTGGTATCAACGGCGTTTTCGACCATATCCTTGAAGAGTTCTGTTTCCTCCATTTCCTCAAGAATTGCATCAGTAATATCACTGAAATCGTCTGTCGGTTTACCTGAGGCCTCAACAAAATCAGACACGCCAAAAGCATTCCGGGTTCGGACATAAACGTAATAGGTGTGGTCGAATTTAAGCCTCTGAAGCGTCCACTGGTATCCGCGACCCAGGAACTGTGTGTTGTTTTCAATATCGCCAGTAACAGGGATTTCCCCTGCATACCAGAATTCAAATGAAGTATCAGAGGTGGCAGAAACAGACATAACCGGGACAAGAGTGGCCTGCAAAGGCCCGGGTATCCACTGCACTGAGTTGGGAGGTAAAGGGGCACCAATTAGTAGGCTAACCTGAGTTTCTGCACCTTTCATCCCATTTTCATTGCGACCACGTACGCCAAGTGTGTAATTCCCGGCGTTTAGCCCGTAAAAGTCGTAACGGAACTGATCAGTTTCATACTGCGCCACAACCGCGCCGCTCTCGGTATAAACGTACAGTTCGAATACCAGTTTTTTAGTCGTGGTGGCCGTCTCCCACGTTGCGGTCACCTGCACGGTCTCGCTGTTCGTGTTCAGAATACGCAGGTTTTCAATGTTCGGCACACGGTATCCGTTCAGAGTGTCGCTGGGTATATCGAAAACCGCGCCTTCGTCCACGACAGCCTGTTTGTTAGGGTCGTGCTGAGATGCTGTGATGCTGTAAACGGAATTATTCTCTGTTTCGGCAATACTGAGAATGCGGAATAAGCGGACTGATATCTCGCTGGTGGAAATAGCGAATACTGTACCGTCGCGAATCCAGGCGGGCGCTGTTTTCAGGGTGACAATGCTATCCGTGGCGGAGGCAATTTCGTATTTAACAAACTTACCGTCTGGACCCATAACAGACATGGTATCGCCATTACTTATAAGAGATGGGTCAACCGCATCAACCCTTATTCTGGTACCGGAATGAGACATAATGCGACCGCCAAGTCGCGTCCCGGCATAGTTGTTATCCATTACCTCAATAATATCGCCAGGCGTAAAGTGGATAGCATCCCTCGCCATCTGGAACGACAGCCGTTCCCCTTCCCTTTTCGCTGTCTCAAGCAGCCATTTTCCCGCGCGCCAGGCCTGTCCACGGGAAGTGCAACCAAACGCCTCCAGTGTGGTTTCGTTATAGGTGCTGCGCGCGATCATCTCATCATCAGAGACGTACTCTTTCACCTGCTCCCAGCCGTTATCCGGGTCCGTCCAGGACACAACCACAGCATTGTATTTCTCAGAGCGCTTCACCGAGCTACGGCTGAACTTGCCGTCAACCACGTTAGCATTGGTTACTGTGGCGATCGGGTCCTGCGGCGCGTCCAGCATGACCGTCAGGCGCATGCCGTCCCACAATGCAATACCGCGAAACATCCCGGCGATTTTATCAAGAATGTCGCGGGCGCTGGCCTGCTCGGTGATATAGGCGTTCAGCACCATACGCGGCTCTTTTCCGCCGTAGCCATCATCTACTTGCTGATCGCAATACTGAGAAAGCACATACAGAGCGCCGTCATCAACATCGATGTAACCAGCGCGGCGGGCAAGCCCGAAACGGGTATTTTTCACCAACTCACGGAACAGCCAGGCGGGGTTATTGGTCCACGCCTTTTTAAAGCCTCCAAGCCACAGGCCTGAATACGTTCGCGCTATCGGGTCATAGTTATCCGGCACATCAACGATCAATCCCCGAAGGTGATAGGTTCGGCTCGGCGTATCGGTGTACTGGTCACGGTCGATAACGGCCCCGGCAATAGCCGAAAAAGGATAAGACAGATTGTCGTCAGTGATTTCGGTGTAACTGTTCCAGATGGTCCCGTTATTCAGCAAATCGCTGGTGCTGTCTGGGGTAATGCGCCGAACGCGAATATCGAACGGTTTGATTCCCGGCGCGTCGATAACATGCGCCTCGAGGTATTCTCCGGAGATTTTATTCGGCCCGATGGTTACCGTCTTTGCAATGGCAAACGCTCCGCCTGCTGTCCGCGTCTCGATAACCATGGTTACTGAGGTGTTTTTCTGGTTGCCTTTTGAATCCTGCTCAACAAGGCTTGTTACGCCGATATTAAAGCGTACGCGGGTCACCTCCGAGTCGGTTACGGTACGCACCAGCGGCGTATCGTAGGTGACTTCGGTATTGATAATGGTTGTCGCCTCAATGGCACCAAACCCATTAATCGGCGCCTGTGTTTCAGAACCCGGCCGCCAGGCAACGCTTACACCGTTAATACTGACATTGCCGCTGGTGTCGGTGATTGGTGTTTTGTTCAGCATGAAAGACGACAGGTGAGCCTGGTCTACCGGCCCATAAATCGGCCCCTCGCTGATAAGGTCCAGCACGCGGTAAAACTGTTTTGATTTGAGGTTATCGTTGAGGAGTTTCGGAGTGGATGCTTTACCGCCGCCTGAAGACATTTAAGCCACCTTAGCTAATTGATTCGGTCCAGTCCTGGTTATTCGATGTGTCGATACCGAGGGAAATTACGTTTGAGCCCACCATCATCTCGCCGAGTAAAATAGGAACCGGTCGCCCCTGCCCGACGCGGTTTTCAGCGCTGGTGAATGAGTTATTCGTGATGGTGTTCGTTTCGGCCGCCTCTGCCGAAGTTTTGGTTTTCAAGTTGCGCGCAGCATAAACGGAGTAAGCAACCGACGCCGCAGCCAGGCTGATAGCAATCCAGCCTGCGATACCGATTTCGATACCTGCGCCTTCCACCACGGGCACAAAAAACACGGTTGATCCGTCGTTAAGATGCCTGTCCATGTGCAGCTTCATGTCGACTTCCTTTACCTCTTCTCCCGCTATTCGCATTCGAAAACGTGTTCTGAGGAAATCTTTTTTAAACTCCTGATTCTGCGCCAGCAACAGACGAAGCCCCTGAGCAGGCGTATCAACATTCAGTGAGACCTGGCGGAAATGTCGGCGGAAATGCCCCGCAAATCTAAAGACGAGCATTGTTCGTGCCTCCATATCGAATGGGTTTGTTTTATAAAGGCCAGACGGTAATCCTCACGTCGGCTCAGGTGCCCGGCACAGTCGTGATGAAGCACCTTATGGTCTTCCAGAAGGATCATCGCGTGGCAAGGGTCAGCACCAGGGAAAGGCTGGCGAATGATTACATCGCCGGGACATGCCTCGCTGGCAGACACCTGGCAGAAGCCATTGGCGGCCATGTTCTTGATGTAAAGGTTCTCGCCGCGCAACCACCAGCCATTGCTTCGCTCAAAGTCAGGCAAATCAATGCCGCACAGGTGATAGGCATCCCTGAACAACGTGTAACAGTCCATGGTGCCATGCTCGAACCGACGGCCCAGCAGATGCGGAACCGGCCGGAACTGCCTCAGCGAGCCGCCGCAGGCCAGCCACCACGGTAGCCCGGTTATTATCTGCATCTGACGATCGGCGCCAGAGAGCACCGGAGAGAGCATCGGGTGGGAGTGAAACACGGCCGTTATCTGGCCTGAATCCTCAGCCGCCAGCCAGTCATCATCGCTGATGCGAAAGCTGGTGGTGGGCTGCGGGTGGATGTTGCGGCAGCGATGCAAGCGGCAATTGTCGATAATCAGGCCGCATACCTCCTCAGCTGATGAGGCCGCATAGTCCAGGCATGCGCCTATCAACTCACTTTCTGCGAACCGGGGAAGCTGCTGATCGGCATCGGCTCGGGCCGCGGGTAGCGGAAGCGACATCCTGATCTCCTGTGTGAACATTTATCTTTCGCCGGATCAGATGTCGGGTTATCCCGCTCATCTGCCACCGGCGGGCCGTCATAACCGCACCCGATGCCGCGGTACTGCCACTGGCACACATCGGCCAGTATTGTCCGAGCCGGAATAATGGCGTTGTCGCAATCGATGGGCGTCGCAAGTTCATAGGTAACCTGCTCCGCCGTTTCCTGGCTCATCTCTTCCACGACATATCGCGACAGCGCTTCCATAGTCGGATCGGCATCGGGGTTGCCGTTAGGGAAGTTCACTGCGTCAAGATGCTTTACGGGAACCTGCCGGCGGGTGATAACGACACCACGCATGTCGTCGAAATCATGGTTTATGCCCGTTATCAGACCGGTGATATTGGCTACCGTCATTGTTGGGCGGGAATAAGTGCCTTCGTTTTTTTGCTCGAAGCCTTCGACTGCTATCGGGTACGCCGGGTAGGCGAGCCCGCGCCAGATAACATCGCCGTAATAACCATTCGTACCGGAATGGAAACGGACAACATCACCGCCGTAGGGTTGCAGGTCCGCTTCAAAAAGGTCAATGAAAGCGCCTACTCCGGCATCAACGCTTTCAATAATCAGTTCCGCTGGAATATCGCGCACGGATAACTCCCAATAAAAAAGCCACCCGTAGGCGGCTTATCGTGGCACTTGCTCAAATGTGGCCGTGAGTTCGTATAACGGCCCGGTTTTAACCATGCTCCAGGAGCGGCAAACAAAGAGCCTTTGCACTCCCGTATCTGATGGTGTCCAGTAGAACGATTCAACCGCCCCTCTGGCTTTCAGGAAGGCCTCAGCATCCTTAGCAGAATTACTCCGGCAGGCGCTGCCCACGCCTCTAAACGTGAGAGAGTATTTATCCATAAGCGGATTGATACCCTTCACCTGTCTCTGCTCGTAGCCGTCACCCAGTTTTACGACAGAAACGTTCGGCGTTCGCTCAACGCTGTATCCCTTCTGCGGTATCCATGTGAATACTTCTGGCATAATTTTCCCCAATAAAAAACCCCGCCGGAGCGGGGCATATGAGCAGCGATTAAATTAAAAGGTGGCGACAAGTTCCTTTAGTTGTTGCTTTGCTTCTTCAAGAATTTGCTGCTCTATTTCCGCCAGTGTCTTTTCCCGGTTTAACGGTAAATGAACGCGGACTTTTACACCCTTGCAGTGATCTTCGTAATTTACATATACGCAGGCAAGGATAGCTGAGCCACTTTCGTCTTCATAAGGCGTGATGTCTTCAATCTGGTATTCCATACAAAAACTCCATCATTTGGTTGAAGCAGCATGATAACAATAACTATCCGTTCTTCCTTCGCTGTATTATTCCGCCCGGCCTGTTGGCTTGGTCGCTAATCTGGTAAAGCGCCATTTTCTTACTAATACTAACGGCCTTTGCCTCGATCTGCGCCCACTCAGCATCACTTATTCCGCCAGTAGTGTTAATGGTGAAGTAAACATTTTGAACTCCACCACCTCCGACCTTATCCGCTGGAATGACCTTTCCCGACTGGTTTGGGATGAAGGCTTGCTTCCCTCCCGCAGTTTGGAAAATCTCAGATTCGCCGCTCTCGTTGATACGGTAGGCATTGCCTGCCGAAACGGTGCCGCCATATCGGCGGGCACCTGCAAGCGCCATCCCCTTCGCTGTGGCAAGTGATGTGGCATACGCTGCCTGACCGGTTGCGTTCGCAGCTCCCATCGTTGCTATCGAGGCGCTTATCGCTGCTGGTGCCCACGCGGCCGCTGCCGCAGTCGCCTGAGCCATGGTGGAAGCCAGCGAAGTAGCCGCTGCCGCCTGCCCCATAATCTGGCTTTTAACCCACTCGACACCCATTTGCACAAGGCTGCCGACCACACTATTTAGGATGGTGGATCCGATGTTGGCGAATGATTCCTGAAGGCTCTGCGTGCCATTTAACAGGCCAGTAATAGCGCTACTGGTTCCGCTCTGAAGTCCATCGAGAGAAGATGCCAGCAACTCGTTAGCCTGACTCTGGTTACGGAATATTTCCCACTGCGCGGCAATGCGCTGCTGTTCGTACTCTGTATCTGCTGCGTTTTTAAGAGCAAGGGCCTGTTCATGTGCCAGCACGCCCTGCTGCTCGAACTGTTGAATCATCGCCAGTTCTTGCGCGTGCTGGTTGGCCAACTGTTGCACCGGGTCGATTTGCCCGGCAGCCTCTTGTTGAGGCGTTATAGCCTGTTGTGAACGGATTTTAGCGAGATTTGCTTGATGGTCCTGCTCCATTCTTACCGATGCAGCATCATATTGCTGCTGTGTTATTTTTTTCGCATCTAAAGCGGCTTGTAGGTCACTAACATCCTTGGCGTAAGATGCGTTCTCACGTAAATCCGGAATTAGTTTTTCCGCTGCCGCTTGCGCTTTTAAAGCGTTTGCCGTATCCCACTTTTTCGCAGCGTATTCACCCGCAAGCTTGATATCCGTCTCTGTAGCGGCCTTACCAAGAGACTGTTGGGCTTGCAGAATTGCCTGCTCTCTGCTCAAAGTTTGCGTTGAGTCAGCTGCAAGTTCAGATTGCTGCTTAAGATTCGCGAGTTTCTGGGCTACTGATTCAGCTGCATTCGCTGACCTTTTTCCTTGTTGTTCGCTTTCCTGCTGTGCTTTTTTACGCTCATCTTCAGCTTGCTGAAGGTCGTAATTTTCACCAGCTAGGCGCCGGGCAGATTCTATCTGATTAGGATTGCTGGTTGCTTTGGCTGCCTCCATTCCGGCTTTGGTTACAGCTCTCAAGCGGTCATCCTGTATTTTCAGCAGCTCATTTTGCTCCTGAAGATTCAGAATTACTTTATCGCCATCTTCGGTAGGAGGTGAAACCTGCAAAGCCTTAGGATTAAAGCTTTTACCGGCCTGATTGGCGCGGTTTATTTCATCCGCTGTATCACCGAAAGCCCGGGCCACCGCACCTTGTACTCGTTCCAGCGTGGTGCCTTTTTTAATAAGCTTATCGTGAACACCCATTGAAGAAAGCATGTTATTAGTTACTTGAGTGGTGGCATCAGCAAGTAACTGTTTTGTCCTGGCAGCCTTTTGCTCTAAGGATTCAAGGTCTCGCTGCTTCTGGTTTATCCGATCAGTAAGGTCTGCGGCCCTTTTTAGCAAGCCGTTTCCCTGTTCAATAGTGGTGCCGTATATCTCTCCCGCTTTTTGTGCCCTATCTCGTTCAGCGGTCAGGTCTTTAATTTCATCTTTCAGATCCTGAACCGCATCTGTCTGGCCTTTAAAAGCAATATTCGCGTCAGCGATAGTTCCTCTAAGTTGGGTATTACTCATCGACTTCAACGAGGCATTTAATTTATCGACGCCGTCAGCGAAAGAGATAGCTTCTTCTCTGGCTTGTTGAGCTTTTTGCCAAAAATAGAATATGGCGCCAGCGGCTATCATGGCTGCGCCAGCAGGCCCACCAATAAGAGAAAGAGCGCCTTTGGCTAAAGTAGCTGCTGTAGACGCAGCGCGGGATGCTACTGCCGATGCTTCTTGTGAAGCGATATACCTTCCGTTAGCTGCCGTAGCAACTCCAGTTGCATCAGCAAGAGCCATTCGAGCTGCTGATACTTGGGCTTCAGCTGAGGCTATAGCTGCAGCGCGCGATTGCGAAACGGCAGATTCTGCAGCAGCCAGTCGCGCGGTAAGTGTTGCTGAAGCCTGCTGTAATTGAGCCATTCTGGTGGCTGTCTGAATGCGCCCTTGCTCTGTAATCTGTGCACGCAAACGCTGAGTCTCAAGAGCTTTCTCAGAATTGATTTGTGCCAGTTGGGTGCGGATTGTCTGCGATTCGGCGGCAGCAAGGCGCACCTCTTCAACAGACGCTGCTCCGGTCGCTTTAAGGGTGTTCAGCCTGGCCTGCGCAAGATTGAGTTCAGACGTTGCTGCGCTTTTACTGGCCTGAGCAGAACGCAGTTGCGCAGCAGCCTGTGCTTCAGCTGCCGACGCTGTAGCTGCTGCAGCCTTGGCATCAGCAATCTTAGCCACAGTGCTGCGAACCTGTGCCGATGCTGCCATAGTGAGTGCGCCAACATATCGGCTGCCCATTAAAGCCGCAACTGCGGTTAAGGCCAAGCTCAGCCCTGAGATGTTATCGCTAGCAGTGATAATGGCATCATTGAAAATTGCAACGCCGGTTTTAACTGATGTACTTTCTCCAATGAATTTGGTGATGTTGTTGCCAGCAACCTGCATTGCCTGGCTGATAGTTGTTGTGGTTTTGGCAAATTCAGCACCGATAGTTGTCCCTTGTGATAAAAGGCCATTAACAACTACATCGGTTGTAAGCTTTCCATCCGCAGCCAGTTGCCTCATTTGCCCGATCGTGACTCCCAGTGAATCAGCAAGAGCCACGATTAAACGATTTCCTTGCTCGTTAACGGAGTTGAATTCTTCACCGCGAAGCGCACCAGAAGCCAGCCCTTGAGAAAGCTGAATGATGGCATTTTCTGCCTCTTCAGCTGATGCTCCAGAAACAATAAATCCCTGGTTGATGATGGATGTAAGCTTCGCTAAATCTTCTGCGCTGGTACCGTACTGCCTAGTTGCTCGCTCCAGGCGAGAGTAGAGCGATGCTGTAGCATCCAGGCTTGATCGGGTTTGCTGAGTTATATTGAAAACGCGCTCAGTTACATCAACCAAATCTTCATTTGGACGTAGGGCGTTTGTAAGTTTGTTGTTGAGCTCGGTCCAGGCATCAGCATATTTTGATACCTGGTTCACCGATAACACAGCCATCACAGCCGCAGCAATTTTACTCAACTCGCCCAGAGATGATGATAGTGACTGTGCCGCCTCATCAGCCGCGTCAAAGCCATCCTGCATATTATCGGTAGCCTTGGCGACCTCCTTATCAGCCATCAACAACTGAGCTGTGTCAGCCTTGATAATGTATTCAATGGTTCCAAGGTTTTCAGACATTGATTATCTCCGGGCAATAAAAAACCCCGCCGAAGCGAGGTTTATTTTTACTAGATTTGATTAGGAAATGATGCCAAATAAAACCAGAAGGAATATCAGAAGAATGCCTGCGCCGACCCATTGACCAATTGCAAAACCAGCAGCCTCATGTTTGGCTGCCTGCCTGTTCAGGCGATTAGCCTCATCATTCATCTCCATAGCAGATGCATTCATTTCTTGAGCAAAAACATCCAGTATTGAAACCTGCGCCAATACAGGGGCTGTGGAAATAAAATCATTAAACTGGTCGTTCAGATCAAGGGATGCAGTATGCGGGTTACCACCGCTCGCAATTACTTCCTGTGTTTTCTGATTTATCAGGGAAACTAAAGCCCGCAACCTTTGCCGGTTAGCCAGGTAAATCTTTTCTCCCGCTTCGTTTTCTGATTCTGTGTAGTAATCTTGAACGCTGCCGGGTATTTCCATCATCATTTTAAAGGTCCCATCAGTAACGTTTAGTCACATCCTAACAGGGCAGCGCTCCGGCGCAACGGCGACGGGTGATTTTTTGATCTCATGAGAGAAATACAAAAAAGCCACCCGGAGGTGGCTTAAGTGTTAGTTCGCGTTCTCACAACCAGGCTGGCTGCGATCAATAATGGATGTACCTTCGATGCGGTAGCCAATCTGCCCAACAATGAATGCATGGTTGAGCTGTGTAACAACAACGTCAGACAAAGCTACGGAACAACGGTTTTTTTCAATGGCGCGATCCATTGCGGTTTTGACGTTGGGGATACCCAGCGGGAAGATAAATACTGGTGCGGTGTCTTCACCAATAACGCGAGCGCCTTTTACAAACTGCGCTGAGTTCAGGTTATAATTTTTGGTACTACCAACAGTCATATCAGCAACACGGACAGTACAACCAGACAACAAAAGCGCTCCAAGCGCGATAGCCACTACCTTTTTCATTTTATGTTTCCATTGATTGCAATCGGAAACATCCTAACATTTATTTCCCTTATTGCTTTACCCCTTATTATTGGTAGGTCAATCGTAAGCAGGTATTAAGGGAACGTCATAAAACCATGCGTTAATATGTTTATTGCAAATCAACCATCGATTCGGATACCCAAATGAATAAACTAGCAGCAGTGCTTTTAACAGTCGCAGTGAGTGGCATTTCATCTGGTGCCATGGCGCAATGTATAGGCAGCAGTGCGCTTTCCACCTGCTATGACAACAACGGTAACACATATACTGTCAATCGCATGGGTGGAATGACAACCGTTAACGGAAGTAATGCCAGCACGGGTTCAACGTGGTCTCAAACCTCTCAGACATTTGGCAACCAGACCTATACCAATGGCCGGGCTGCAAATGGTCAGTCATGGAATCAAACGCAGACGAATCTTGGCGGCGGGAGCAGAATGGTTACCGGCACCAACTCTAAAGGACAAAGCTATTCTCATTACTGCAACCAGTTCGGCTGTACTCCCTGATCAATCATCCTGGGTCAGTGAAGTCCATTCCGCTGCGCATCACGCGCCAGCATCTTCTCGGCCCAGTCCATAACCTCGTCGTACTTCTTCTGGGTCGGGATTTTTGCCTTCTCTTTCGGTGGATATTTGGCATTCATCGCCGCGCGGAAGCTTGTCATAGTCATGTTCCAGGCATCGGCTTCACTCATGCCAATGTGCGCCACCGCCGTATAAACAAATGACCGTGCATCAAACCTGCTGGAGTATTCGCCCTTTTTTTCCGCGAACTCTTCCGGTGGCTGATCGCCCATCACACCATGACGTATCAGATGGCGCGCCAGCTCCAGCACGTCAGAAACGGGTATCGCACCCGGGCGATAAGAGAGCTTCCCTTTCGACGTCACGGCAAAAGAACCGATCACGTCCTTCAACTTTTCGCCTGCACAGGCCTGAACCACCGCAGCGGCAGCTACCGCCATCTCAGCAAAGCAATGCGCCAGAACGCCCTTCATAACGGCTTTGTCGCTGATGCGGTGCTGCGGATAATGCCCTGCATGAACAGTGACAAATATCTCAACGATTTCTTCTGGGCTTCCGAGCCGGGACATTGCAAGAAAAGACGGGTTAAGGAAAATCTCACGCCCACCAGCGCGGATCACCGCCTGGCCGATATCGGTAATCGCCTGCATAAATCCTCAAAGGGGCCGTAGCCCCTGCTGTTAATCGGCGCTTACGGTAACTGTCGCCGGGTTGGACGTTACGCTGCCTGCCGTAGGGGACGAAACGATGCAGGCGTAGGAGCCTTCATCGGCTTCCGCCACGTTAGCCTTGGTGTAGGTTGCTGACGTAGCACCAGTGATATCAGAGCCGTCTTTCTGCCACTGGTAGGTAAGCGGTGAATTGTCGGTCGCAGCAGCGGCCACTGTCAGCGTAAGCGTCTGCCCCTCAGTCAGAGCCTTATCGACAGGCTGAGAGGTCACAGTGATCACCTCGCCAACATCACGCACGTCCACCAGCCCGGCGCTGGATGCTTCCAGAGACCAGGTTGCAACATCATCATGCGGCGATTCATCTTCCCAGCTGGTCACCAGAAACGGGCCTTCGGTGATGTCGTTCGGGGAGATGATTTTAAACCACACATAAGGCTGGCTGCTGGTGGCCGCCGGCGGGTTGTAAACATGACGCTTAAGCGCGTTCTGCGCATAGGCATCTTCCTTGCGCGTCACGCCGTCACCGGAGAACGACACGTTTTTATACGTGACAAGGTTTTCCTGGGTGTAGGCTGCGCTCTGGTCAGCAGTAGCGTCAGCAGTATCCCACTCGACCCCGGTGGTTTTGCCGCGCATCATGCCAAGGCGGCGATACTGGTTCGCCGCTGGCTGAACCTCGGGACAGCCGATCGCGTAATAAACGACGACGTCGCGCCCTGTGAATGCACCTGATTCACATGCCATATATTTTGCTCCGTATTAGCGGGAAATGATGGTTTGAAAGTTAATTTCGAAGAGAAAACGCCCCTCTTCTGTTCGGATGGCGGGGATGCCGCCGACTGGCTGCATCGAGGTGATGCATTCGATTTTATGGTCGTCGATAAGCGCCTGGCGGATAGCATCGGCTCGGTTTTCAACCTCATCAACGCTGGCGTCGTTCTGACCGGATAGCAGAATGAAGCGATAATAATCACGCGTTAACGCTTCTTCTGTGGCGCCGCCGCCGTTCTGCTGGATCACGAGATAGCGATCGCTTTGCGTATCCTCCAGTTCATTCCAGACGCGTTTTTGCACGCGGTAGCCAGCATCAAGACCATGCTTCTGGAGCCAGGCGCGCAACGCGTCGTAAACCTCGCCACGGGTCATAGCTTGTAACCTCTTTTAATGGTCTCCCTGATATCGTTAAGGCCGTCGCGCTCGAAGCCTTTACGCAGGAAGTCTGGTTCACCGTCAGGGTCCCAGTAATTACCGCTACCATCTGGCCGCGGCGTGCCTTTAAGAGTGCCTTCAGATGCATTAACGAAAGCGGCATAACTTGCTGTGTATCCGACACGCCCTGTCATGCCACCAGCTACAGGTTTCAGTTGACGATACATGCTGTTAACCAGCGTCGAGGTGTGAACTGGCGTAATCTGCGCCGCATAAGCGGAGCCCACAATCATCACTTCGGTCAGCACCTTTTCGGTACGATTCCCGGCGATATCCCCCAGCATCTTTTTTGCGTTCATCTGCACGCGCTTTATGCCTTTAACGGGCATATTCACCTCACGTCATAATCTGATAATCAGGGTCTTCGCCAAAAAAGCTCATGTCATCGCTGCGAACAGCAACAATCTTGTCAGCGTCGGCCTTGAGCGGATCGGCCTGCACCCTGGTGTCGCCATGCGAGATATAGTCTTCACGCTGCGGCAAGCGAACCAGCTCGCCATTCAGTTTCGACTCGGTGTAGATCGTCTGCTGACAAACGAACTCTTTGCCGTTGTCGTCCGTTACGGTTTTAGCTTCAGATTCCCATGTGCAGGCGATGAGATAGGGCTCGCCGTACTGATGACGGTTATTCCAGTCTTCATAGCCGACAAGTGGGTAAACAGTGCACAGGTTGGTATACACCCATTCTGACGTAGCGCTCATTCGCCCTCCCAGCGGATAACTTCAGGCTTTGTAGCGGCTACCTGCGGGCATAACAGATGCCATTCGCCGTTACTTTTGACGTATCCGGTTACCTTCCTGCCGCTGTCGGTCAGCACCCAGACTTTCGTGAACGGCTCAGGCAGTCTTTGCTTAACGGATATCCAGGTCATTAACGGTCACCGTTGCACATGCAGCCGCCCTTCGCTATCCAGATGCCCGCAAAAGCGGGAGCTGCCGTCGGGTCAGCGGGGATAAGCGCTGTCGCGCAGCCGTGTTTATCGAGCCCACGCAACAGGCTTAGTGCGCCTTTCCAGCGATCGGAGAATGACTGGAATCTGAAAGAGCGTGACGCGCCGTTTGGCGCCGTCTGGCTGGAGATGTATTTGTCACCTTGCCCCAGCCCCATCAGTGCCAGGAGGTAGACCTGAATCAGCAGCGCTGTTGATGCCGAATAATGAGCATCAAGGCAATCCTGAATGCTGTTAGCCTGGTCAACGAGAGCCTGAAGCACGAAATCAGGAATGGTAATCCCCTGACCGGTCAGGTACTCCTTCGCCTGTTCGAGAGTTACCATCATCGACTCCATAAGTGAGATACCCCGCCGGAGCGGGGCATAAAAAACCGCCTTAGCGGCGGCTGTTATTCAGCGGGGAAGAGGTTTTCGAGCTCGCCTTCCGGCAGCAGCTCCGTGAGCCTGTCTGCTCCCAGATTGCCTTTGAACTCAATGTTCAACTCTTTCAACCGCTCAGCGATGATCTCTTTACGGGATTTCTCGCCAGTGCCACCTTCCGGTGTTGCCGGGGTAAGCGTGCCGCCCGCCTCACCGCGCATCAGGCGGACATTGGATTTAAGAGCCGGATGCAGTGTTTCCATCTCAACCACCTGACCCAGCGAAACGCCATTCCACGGGCGCACTACTTCGTACTTAGCCATGCTCACCCCTTAGGCCAGATTGGCGCCGTAAACAACACCGGACAGCCCCTGCTCATCTGCGGTGATTTGCAGACCTTCAGCAGACATGATCTGGAAGTTGTAGTTAACGTTCGGCAGCGGACGCGGCAGCGGCACAACGCCGACAGCCATGCCAACCAGCGGAGAGATAACGTCCTGACGGCGAACGTAGGCGATAAATTCGTTGCCTGACAGCGCGAAGGTTGGGCGAATTTCGCGGACCGGGGCGAAAGGCAGAACAGCGTTCAGTATATTGCCACTCACAACACCATTCACAACATACGGCTGTGCCAGGTTGGCCCAGATTTCAGGTGATACCCACATCACATCATAGGTCGCAACTTTGTTTTCGCGGGCCAGAGTCCCGAAAGCACCTTTACCGAAGAAAGTGAACAGCGCAGTCATGTCTGCGGTGGTCAAATCGATGTTTGCACCGCCTGCACCAGATCCGAGGTTAATTTTCTTGGTATTGCGGTGATTTTTAATACCCTGCGCCGGGTATGACTGAACCTGAATGTTGGCGTCACCGTTCAGATAGTAGTTAACGCGTTTCTGGTTGAATTTGCGCATCTTCGCCATCTGCGAGTCCAGCACCAGATCAATTCCAACAGAGTTCAGGCCGGCAGCATGACGCCAGTTAACACCGTAACCGGCAGTGAATACCGGAATCGGGTCGCCATCGCTGGCGTACTCAGTGTGGTCGAAGGAGAACGGCGCCTGACCATCGATGCTTACTGAAACGTCGTCAGCAATATCGCCAACCACGCTGTACAGCTTGGCGGTTTTGCCAACCGGCAGCACCGTCTGAACGCCGATCAGGTCGTTCACGATTTCCATGCCGACTTCCTGGTCTCGCAGTTGCAGCACCTGCCGGTCGATTTCAGCCCAGAAATCGCGGGTGAAACCACCCACAGCGTTACAGGCCAGCATATCCGGAGTCATGATTGCGCGGTTAGCCGCAATGATGGAATCATTCTGCAGATTCCACATGTTGCGGTTCGCCCACAGTTCATTCCAGTGCCCGCCAAGGCGACTGTTAGTCGCCAGTGTTTCTCGTGAAAAATACATGTGCGTCTGTCCTTTAGTTATGCGCCAGCATCTGCGGCGGCTGCGGTGCCGACGCGCATACGCACGCGAATGAAATCAGTGGAGCTGGCGGCAATAGTCGCCTCATCCTGGCTGTAGCCGATCACCGAGTCGGTGTCATCGGTCGCAAGGGTGAACTGACCATTCGCGCCGAGCTTAATCGGGCTGTCTTTCTTGTACGCGCCGGGCACGCAAAGCAGCGCCAGTTCGCGGCCCTCTTCGACGTAATTGCCAACCGCGGAATCACCTGCCGGAACGGCATCACGGATGCCAAGACCCTGGTGATAAGCGGAGTCGATGATGTACAGGCGGCCGGTAATCGCAGTGGCCTGTGCAAACTCGCCATCAGCATTGATGACAGCTGCGGTACCGGGCAGCAATGCTGCGGCGGTGGTGCGGGTTTCAGTCTTATAGAGCGACTGCCCGTCGATATTTACGCGACGATAGCGGGAAGCCATGCCGGTCTCCTCTTAAATAGATGACTGTTCAGCCTGATTACTTAGGCCGGGAAGTAGGTGCTTGCGTCCGGCGCGCCGCTTTGGCTCGGCTGCGTGGCAGAATTGGCGCCCAGCGGAGCGGCATTACCAAGCTTGCTGTACATGTCTTTCAGGGCATCGCCAGAAAGCGCGTTTGCCACCAGCTCGCCATGCACTGCTTTCACTGCTTCGCGCATTGTCTGCTCTTCAGCACGAGAATTAGCGGTAATGGTGTCAGTGAGTTGCTGCTGGTTGGCCTGTAAAGCAGTAATTTGCTGCTGAAGAGGCTCGATAGCCTTACTGGTGTTGGTGGCCACAGCCTCACCGATCATGGTGCCGATCTGTTCCATTTCTTCTTTGGTTAAAGGCATGTCGCCCTCCGTTTGATGGTTAGGTGCAGGCTGATCCTGCGGAGTAAAAAGGGATTTAACTTTGTTGGCTACGATGGTGACCCACGACTCCTGGCGTGCAACCGACGTTCCGGTTTCGTCAAAGGTGATTTTTCCGCCTTCTGAGGTGTACCCAAACACCTGAGCATTGCCACCGTTGCGGATGATGACTACCTGCGAGTCGGTGAAGTCCGCCACCCAGGCGTATTCGTTCTCGCCGGGCGCAAATCGCGCTTTAGCAGCACGGTCAAGGCGCTGCTCGCGTTCGCGGTATGATTCCCCCACCAGCGCGCCAGAATTGGCTTTTAAGGGCGTAGCGAGGTCCGCGTTAACCATCAGGCCTACGCCCTGCTCCGGGGTAGCCGCCCCCACTTCATGCAGGAGAATCGCGTCGTGGTCCATGCCGTGAATCTTCGCCACCCACTCAGCGCCGAGCGATTTCTGCTCTTCGTTGGCTTCAAGCTGGTCAAGGAACACGGCGACACTGGTATGAATGGGCGGCACGTCATCCCCGCGTTCAATGGCCTCTACTCGTTCCAGCAGCTCACGCCCGCCTTCTGATTCACTGGCCTTGTTCACATCAACCCATTTTTCCAGGTAGATGCGATTGCCTGCCTTTTTAACGTTACGGTTCCACGCGCCGACAAAGCCCACGTTCAGCCCTTCGGGCGAGAACGCAGAGACAAACTGGCCGTTAACCTGAGGATGCCCCAGCGGCGCCAGCGTCCCTTCAAGGCCTTTATAATGCGCGTCGATTTCACTGGCCGGATAAAGCCCACCGTTCATTACGACATTGGCCGGAAGCGTATAACTCGGCAGAACCAAGTGATCGCGTCCGTTATGAACTTCGCGGCGAATGGCCTGACTGTTCACCTTAGTGGTGACGTTGACTTGTACTTGTGGCATGAATTAACCCTCAGCCCAGCCGTAGCCCCGGGCCTTCATTGTGTTGAATGTTTTCTTTGCCTTTTCGACGATGTTTTCGTTGAGCGGCTGCCCATCCTCATCCACCAGCACGGAAATCTGGCTGCATTTGCAGTTGATGGCGTTGGCGCCGATGGAATACCACTCCCTCACCTCTTCAGAGGTGTACAGGTGCGCATGGCGCGCTGCGTGGCTCCGTCGCGTCGTGGGGCTAAGCGCCGAGATGTGCATCAGTTTCATGCGGATGCCGTACTGCTCTGTTGCCTCATCGGTCTCATCCCAGCGCGCTCGGCGTAAAGCGGTAGTAATTTCGGTGCGGGCAATGCGGTTCGCCCGGCGTTGCTCAATACCGATCTGCTCATTAAGGCGCTCAGCAATATCAAGCGGGTTCTGCCCGCGCCCGAGGCCATCCGTCAGGATGCGCGCCATGTCTGTCTTAACCTGAGCACTGAGTCCCTTCATCTCCTCAAACGTGCGAGCGCGTTGCAGAGACAGGCGACGGCGGTAAGGCTCGCTCAGCAGCACCTGCTCCAGACTCTCCTGCCCGGCGGCATAGACCGGCGACTGCTGCGACAGGCTGGCAAACTCCTGCGCCGTACCGCGCTGGTACGCTGGCTTGACGTAATCAGACCAGAGCCAGAAATCGATATCGCTGTTCCCGTAGAGAATCTCGTCAACGAATGCCGATGCGTTATTCAGAAGCATCGAAAGCATGGTTGTGTCGAGGTCGAAGGTGTAACGCTGGTTTACTGCGAGTGATGCGGGGATACGGTCGAGAATGCTTTGATATACTTTTGCGACCTTCTTCATTCGCCTGGAGAACTCGTTAATCGCGCCGCGTTCAAGTCTGTCAACGCCGGTCGGGTCGCTAAGGTTTCCCGGCAGGATCGGAGGTCGGGTCTTCTTCGCCTTCCGTTTCTTCATCGTCATCCTCTCCCAGTGACTGCGACTCACCTTCGTAACCAGCCGCGACGCGAATCTCTTTGCCAGAGAACGGCTGCTCGCCAGTGGCAATGGATGCACTGTTGATATCGGCCATCAGCTTGGCAGATGCCAGCTTTTCGGCGTCGGTGCTGGCGTTCAGGTCATCCCAGATAACCGTCTTTTGCGATACCGGGTCGAGAATGCCAAGACCAACCAGCTTGTCGCAGAGGTCTTCGATATCAAACGACAGATCGCCGCGGCGAGACTGGCAGCGCTTATTCATATAACGCTGGTCTTCGGTGCTGGCACGCTCACCTGTCTGCATGCCGACAAGCACTTTCGTGGGGATGTCCAGCGCAGCTGCTGCTGTCTGAAGGTTTACGTCATAGGTTGGCCCGGGGTCAGCGACTGAAGTCACCAGGGGGGTGACGCTTGCGCCCTGCGTTGTCAACAGAACGTCATTACCCTTGTTAACTTCAGCAGCAGCCTCATTGAACTTGCCCTGCAACTCTTCAACAGTTACGCCATACATCGAGGCGATATTGGAAAATTCGATTTCTCTATCGAAATTGATGTTGAGCTGGCGGGCGGCGTTCTTCAGGAATGATTCACCCGAGCCACCCTCTACTTTCTCCAGGCTAACGAAAGCGTTATAGGCAGGCTCAAGAAAGCCGATAGCGTCCGCTGAGTAATCTCCGAGGATGAATACGCGATCGGGATGAACATCCACTCGCCGCGAGCTGCCATTAGGCAGGCTCTCCAGGTACTGCCACATCTTCGGCTGCCCGTAGGTGCGGGAGTTAATGCCTGTATCCCACTCTTTGACCTGTAGCGAACCAGCCCAGGCGACGGTGATTTTCTCCAGCCCCTTTCCTATAGTGGCGGGCAGGTTCCAGTCCTTGTTGTCGCGTATATGCAGCAAGATGCCGGAATAGCGGCCCACAAGCCGACGAAGGTCTGCCTCAGCGAGTGCCCGCCAGAAACGGTTTGTGAAAACCGTCTTTGCCTTTCTCTCCCATGCGGTCTCTTTGCGCGTTTCGTCCTGCTCATCGCCTTCAATGATTTCCGGATTGGTCTGCCAGCACGCGCTGATGATTTTCTTCACTGCGCCATGGGCGATACCGCCGCGCCGGTACAGGGCGTAGAGGTCATCATAGGTAATGTCCTCTTTGAAGCCGTACTCGCACCATGCCGTGCTGCGCTTCGCATCCAGCCCCATTGTGGGCGCCAGCATCGCCATTCTGGCGCGAGCCATTCGCGCATCGTTCAACGCATGGTTGACGGCCAGTGTTAATTTGTCAGTCATGAGTTGTCCGTCAGCGTTTGAAAGGTGGAAGTTTTGGCCCCTTGGCCGGAGTAAATTTTTCGGGCCTGCATTGGCCGCAGAACATAGCAGGAGGCTTTATGCCCACGCCGCAACGATGACAGGTTCCATCACGCGACCTACCTGTATTTGATGCAAAAAGTATGAAACCCACAAACAGAGCGACACAAAGTAAGAATATAAGCTCCATAATCCCTCATTTATCCCCTGCCTTGCAGGCGTTTAGGAATCATCATGCCCATCGGCTGTACCCCGCCTAATTCAGTAAGCGCATAAACCATTGCGTCGAGGCGGTCAGGCGACTTTTTGGCAGTGGCCGGCACGTACTCCATCAACTGGTTTTCCAGCACGTAGAGATTGCCGTGATGCGCTACGCGCCCCTGCTCGTAGAGCGCGGAAATAGGCTCAGCGCGGGCATACTTACCTTTGCTCGCGTGAACGCGAATAATGCGACCTTTAAACCCGGCGTTACGCAGCGTTTCCTCAGCCATGTCGCCGCCCTGGTTCGTTTCGATGACGATCGCATCGGCACCGTGCTCTTCGTAGGCCCACATGGCCTTCTTAGCCCAGCCCGCTGGGGAGTATTTCGCGCTGTAGTCACCGTCAACCGAATACCGCTTCTTGTCGCCAGCTCCATAAGCACTCGCGGCCACGATGCCTGATTCGTCGCTCTCTTCGCTGTTCGTTGCCTGAGGGTCAATTGCAATGACCGTTCGCACCTTATCGGCATGGATTTCCATGTCGCGCGCGGCGCTTATCATTGCCTCAGTCCACAGCGCGCCCTCTGCGTTGAACTTGCGCGGCTTCTGCATGTACTGCGCTTCAGCGGTACGCCTGTGCGAGAAAAGAGAAACGCGATGGCTTTCGTTATGCTTAAACGGCCAGAGCCAGCCATCAGGCAGGCCATGTTCAATCGGGATAGCGTGAGTGTTTTCCGGATACTGCGCTGAATACGCCTGGCTGTTGTCGATAATCACCGGCAGATTCAGATGATGCCATTTCTCGCCGGAGCCGCCGCGCAGCAGGTATCCGCTCAGGTCGTGATAGTGGATGCGCTGCATGATCACTATCATTGGCGTCGTTTCAATTGCCAGACGAGACTTGATGGTTTCGTTAAAACGGTTGTTTACGCCGTCGCGCACCACCTCGGAATAAGCATCATCAGGTTTAACCGGGTCGTCGATAAGCAGCGCGCCCTGCCAGCCTGGCTCCATATGACCGGCACGAAAGCCAGTAACCTGCCCGGCTGCCGAACTGGCATAAACCCCGCCGCCGTATTCGTTCCACCACATAGCCTTACTGTCGGCATCATCCCGCAGCGCCATCGGCCACATCGACTGATACGCCTGTGACTTGATCATGCCGCGCGCGGTGGATGAGTTGAGTAATGCGAGCTGGTGGGAGTACGACAGGTGCATGAAGCGGGCGCGCTGGTTCAGCGCCAGCCCTCGCCCCATCATGTTGATGGTCGCCAGTTCTGTTTTCGTATAGCCAGGAGGAACGTTAATTATGAGGCGGGTTATCTCGCCGTCTATCACCCGGTCCAGCGTCTGCTGAATCACGCGGTGGTGCGGCGCGACGATCATCTTGCCGCCGGTACGCTGCTTGAAGAAGTAGCGCGCGTAATACAAACCATCCTCTTCGCATTCAACCTTGCGGGCGAATGCCTTTTGCTCAGCAGTCGTCATCCTCCATCATCTCCTGCCTTGCGGATTTGTATTCCTCTTTGCTCATGGTGATCGTCTGGATGGCGCCACCGTTCGGCCCGGAATGTTCAAGCTTGTGCTTATTGGTGTAGGCGTCGCCCATCTCCTTGGCAGCCTGCTCGATGAGTTGAGAGGTCATGCCAAAGTTCTTCATCTTTTCAGCGCTGGCAGCCATGCGGTTAAGAACGCGCAGGCGGTACGCCTTACTGGCGATGGGAATGTCGCCGACTTCGTTCTGAAATCGCTCGCGGGCGGCGTTGAACATGTCCACCCACTTCTGCGCTAGTGTCTTGCCGCTAACCTTTGTCGGGTCGTGGGATTCGACTTGCTGGCGGCTTATCGTAATGCCGAAAGCTTCCTGGACAGACTCAACTACCTGTGACGGCGTGTCATAGCATGCGAGAGCCTGAACGATGAAGGCTTTCACCTCAGGTTTTAGTGCAGCCATAAATCACCACTCGTCATATTCAGTCCAATAGTCAAGCCAGTTTCAGCATGCATGTTCCGCACGCCCTGGCGATATCAAGATGCGCAACCTCCGCTGGCCTGTTTGCTGCATCAACCAATTCCTGTACGTCTTTGCTGGCGCCGTAACGACGCACAACCCCGACGAACTCTTCCACATCGTGACCGCGTAATGTCAGCACTGGCTGCCCGGTCTCTTTGTTGAACTTCGGCGCACCAAAATCATCAGTTGCCTGGGCGATGTGATAAAGCTCGTGTTCCACCAGCGCGCAGAACTCGATGTCATTGCATTGAGAGCAATAATCAGCGGCCAGCGTGATGATGAACTTCGGTATGCGGCCGAACCATTCATGCATCTGCTGTTCCATGCGGGCTTTCTGCCATCCCCCAGCTCTCAGCATTACCTGCTCAGCCTGCCCCAGAACGTAACGGCCTTTCTTCGCGAAAGAGTCGGAGGCCCACATGAAGCAAAGGTCAGCATCAGTAAGGTGTGCGTGGTCAGGGTTATGGATTCTTCCGGCATCGCTGAGGATTTGACGGCTTACCCATTCATGCACTTCATTGGCGGGGATTAGCCTGGTGTATGGCTGCCAGTTATCGGAGTTGATGAAGTTAACCGGCGGGAAGGGCCTGCGCTCGTCATCGTTAGCCATGGGTTACTCCGTTTTTTGCTCTACCTTATCCTTGAACTTCAGGTAGTCGAAGGTCATATCGATGAGAAGAATGTAAAGGGCTTCCTCTTCTGAAATTTGCGGGCTTAATTCATCGACCCTGCGTTTTAACTCAGAAATGACCGCCTGGGATTTTTCAACATGTTCTTTCATGTCGAGATTCAGGGTGATAGGGCCTATCTTAGTCATTTCGTACCCTCCTGCTCTTCTTCCGTAACTCCGGCTTCATCTGCCTGAAGCTCGTCGGTGCCTTTGGTGTCTGCCTCTTCAACCGGCTCATAGTCGATTTCATCAACCGTGTCAGGCTGAAGGTATTTCCACCCGCCGTTAGCTCTGGCGAGGGCAAACATGCCGTTGACCAGTTGAGGCTCTTTGACGGTCATGATGCCTTCGTAGACAGTGCCGTCTTTCTTTTTGACCGTTACAGCGTACTGGGGCATGAATTAATCCTCTGGTTTGCATTATCCCAGGCACTCAGTAAATGCCTGCTGGAATGCCTTAATCGCTGCTGCAACTGCCGCCACTGTCCGACGAACTGCCAGAGTCGTAACTGCTGCTGCATGAATCAGAGCTTCCGTAGTCATTACCGACGTAAACCGGACTGACTGGGTTGAGCGGGTTCATCAGATCACTACCTGCGGCTGAATTGCTTACCATGCGCCGACGGTGTTCTTCATCGCGGCGGCGGCGACTTTCCGCTCGGCGACGTACCTCTTCATCAGATAAATGGCTCATAACTTTTTCTCTATGTAGTGCCGGTTTCGCGGCGCTTCACAGCGTGGCTAACCGTGTTGTTGTGCAGCGGAGAGAACATCATCAGGCGCTCTGCTGTGAAAGCGCCTTGTGATGGTCACAAAAAAACCGCCCGGAGGCGGCTTCTGTTCATTCTGGCTCTTTATCACCAGATTCTGGTGCTGAGCCAGGATCATCTTTTTTGGTTGTTTCTGACTGCTCCGGCTTATCGTCACCTACATTGTCCGGGATGGGGCTAAAGTCAGGATGGTCACCATTAACTGGACGGTCAGTCATATGAACCTCTCTTTTCACTTAAAGGATCTTAAGTCTAGTCAAGTCAGGAGCCTTGCCCAAAATATGTCGGTGTAATCAGCATCGGTACGTTTGAAAACGCAACTGGCGGCGCTAGCTATAAGCTAAGCCAATTCATAAGAAGCCGTAAACAAACAAAAGCACGGAATGCCAACTCGAAAGATGCATTTGATTTGTAATTTATCAGAGAGCTGTTATTTTTGCCCTGCTATTAAAGCAAGAAGCACATAATAAAGATTGACTCATAATTGCCTCCGCACCAGGAGGCTTTTTTTTGCCTGCTTATTATCAGTAATTTTGAATTCATTATTCTCAGTTAGTGCGTAAGGCCCTTACTGTTAGTCAACGAATTATCTAATAATTCTTATCTGAGAAGTAGCTGAAGCCGTTGATAATGCTTATACATAAAACAAATTTATCCCTCTGGAAACACGTCAGAAGATAGCTAATAGTTATAACGTTAGACTATGTGTGGCCTTTGGCCCCCTTCTGGTGTTTCAACAGAGGTTTCACCAGAAGGGCTATTTTCCACAATCACTTAACCGCGTTATACCAGGCCTGCCAGCGATACTTATCAAGCCGCAGCTGACGCAGGCATTCCGCTATCTCTACATCCGACTGCAGGTCTTCATCGCTGTTCCTGCCAGCGTCACTTGCCTTGCACGGCTCCTGCATCAAATCCGCTGATGGAATTGGCAGCGTCGATAGCTCGTTGGCGCAGCCGGACAGACTCATCATCAAAATCACAGCGGGTACGATTCGGGTTCTGAACATATTTCACCACGTCGCGGGTTATGGTTCGGTAGATGACTTTGCCTTCACTGGTGGCCTGCGCCGCTTTTTGCTCGCCCGACTGGACTGCTTTAGCCGCCTTGTCTTTCTTTTTATCCGCCAGCGCATTGATATGGTCAGCATGTGCATACCAGCCGTTGCGGTAGCGTATTTCACCGTAGCCAACTGCCAGCAGAACCATTGAGAGCAGAACAAGCAAGAGCGTTCGAATGCTAAAGGTCATCTTTACTCTCCGCCAGACACATCGAGCGCTCCATTTCGCGACGGTTCTGCAAGCCTTTCCACTTCATGCCACCGGCGAAAACCCAGCGCCGCATTTCTTCGCATGCGCCTTCCTTGTCGCCGCGGTTCAGCTTGCGAAGGAGAGTAGATTTGGAGAAAGCATCGGCACCAACGTTGAACACGAAGCTGTAGAGCGCTGCGCGCTGGTATTCGCCGAGCGGTACTTTTACCAACTGGTCAACGGTCTTTTTAGCGGGTTGGAGGTCTTTCCAAAGGAGTTGGTCGCATTCGCGATCGGTGTACTTCTTGCCGATCACGATGTCACGGCCCGTATGCCCGTCGCAAACTGTCCAGACGCCAGCCACATCCTTATAGGCTTCGTACTTGCGCCCTTCCACGCCGTCTTTACCGCCGAGAAATACCGTTGCGATAGCGATAGAGCCAGCACCCGCCACGGCAATAAGCTTGTTACGTAATGAAGCAGATATTGCCATGGTTAATCCTCTTTAATCTGGTGAGGACCGGCGGGCCAGCGCTCATAAGCCTGTATCTGCGCCAGTGTGGTTTTGCGCTTGTAATACCAGTTGATGCCGAAGGTCATAATCGCGACCACGATGCCAACGATAACGCCGACGGCGCTCCACTCGTCAGGGCTGAGCCGGGTAAGCAGGCTATTGGCTACCGTCCCGGCAGATGCGCCGTAAGCCGCGCCCGTAGCCAGTTTGCTCATATTAAACATGTCTCGTACCTCCGCAGGGTTGGGAGGCTGTGCGTAGTGGGGAATGGCCGCGAGGCATGCGGTTCAAGGGTGTTTGGTTGCTGATTGCCTGCGGCCAAAGAAAAGCCCGGACGAGCCGGGCGGAATCGGGAATAAAAAAAAGGCCAGTCCGGACGGAACTGGCCGAGAATCAGGATTCACTCAACAAATGCTAATCGTCGGTGTGATGCCGGGCATCTGCCCGGGAGAGACTGTCATCACATTTAAAATATAGATGGCCGGTTAAGCGAAAGGGTGACTCCGCTCACAGAGCGAATAAATCTTTTATTCATGCTGGTGGCTGTAACGGTCCATCAAGAACCGAAGCCTCTTCTTTGAGTGCTATCCAGCCGCTGGTTCCGGCAAAGTGCCAGACGCCGTTAACTAATTCACCTGTCCCATGGTGCCGCGTTTCTTCTTGCGAATAATACGCCGCCAGCTTTTCGCCAGCGTAAAGCACCCAGTAAAAGCCCTCTTCCATCCCTGCCCCCTGTGATTGTTAAACTAAACAGCCAGACGGTGGAATTATAGAGCGGAGGGAAATCGGCACGCGGAAAGCGAACTCCATCAGCACAGACAAAAATATGCCACTATTTTCAATCCACTTGAGGGAAAAGCTGCTTTGCACCACCTCATCTTTATGAAAACAAAATGGCTGCCTTCAGAGATCAGGGATTTGAAACTGGAGGATGCTCTATTTGTTATTCAGGATGAACTGAGGGTAGAGAACATCAGCGACGAAGCTCGGGACGCTTTGAGCACGTTCAATCTGCCTTCTGTTGCTTTTCTGTTTGAGGATTTTCCAGAAGAGGACTGGAACTATAGGGAAAACTCAACATTCCTTCGAAGCCTGGCCCTGAAAGCAACTCAATAGTTTTACTGACTTCTTCCAGCCGTTCCTCAAGAGCGGCTTTTTCTTTCATCAAACGGTTGAAATGCGATACATGTAACCGCTGCTGATTAAGCCAGTCTTCAAGCTGCTCAGTTGTCAATCCAGGGTTGAAAAAATGGGGAACACTATCTTTAATACTTTCCATACTGCCTCCGGAGATGAAAATGCCGTCGAGCGGCCCTACTTCTCGTTTTGAATAATCGGCCAGAGCAGAGCAATCACCCCGGCCACCAGCACGCCATCCGCCAGGACAGACATCACTTTGCTGGTGAAGTCGATAGCGATAACCAGAAAGAGCAGCACCCCGGCGGCGGCGAAGCGGAGTTTTTTCATCAGAGGTGGTTTTCCAGACGCAGGCCCAGCGCGTTAGCAATCTCTTCCAGCACCTTGCGCTCTTCTGGCTCAACTTCACCGTCAGCTTCAGCAATGGCAACCGCCACATCGAGCACGTCTTCTGCTTCGCGGGTATCGTGCTTAACGTCTTCAATCTCGCGCAGCGCAGCACGGCGACCAATCTTGAAATTGGTATCGAGCTGGCCGACGATGGTCGCGCTGATGGAGTTGATTTCAGAGGTGAACGCCGCCAGCGCAGGCTGGTTACGGAGTACCTGCTCAATCTTCGCCTTCTCTGACGCTTCACATTCACCATCGGCATATGCCACCAGGTACGCGGCGTTCACCACTGCCTGCGCCAGATCGCGCTTTTCGAACTTTTTGATGTCGCTTACTGCTTTACGGGTTTTCTTTTTGAACATGCCAAGCATAGTGACTTTCCTTTTAGGGGGTGAGCCAGCGCTCAGGATGGTCAGCCCACAGAGACGGTCACACCGACCATCACTCTGGCTCACCTCTGAAAGGCTCTGTGGTTGAATGCGCCGAGCGTGGCGCGGATGGCTTCGGTCGCCAGCGCGTAACAAGCAGGCCGGCCAGTTAAGGGGGCCAGCGACCAAAGAGGCGGACTCTGCGCAAGCGCCCGCGGCCTGGGTTATGAGCCATCCACGGTGAGTCCTTTATCTGGCGGAAGATGGAGGGGTCGAACCCCTGCCGTTGCCAGCACCGCCGGGTTCAAGCCGGCTTGCCCACCACCGGGCGGCATCTTCCAGAAACAAAAAAGCCCGCACATTGGCGGGCTAATCGGTTATCTCTTTCGAGTTGCTTTGCTAAAGGAATCTAATCTGGCGTTAGCCTGATGCCGCCCTATACATTTTTGGCAGCATATCAAAGTAGACTCAAATATGGCTTATTTAATTGACTTTTGCAATACATTGCTGTGAAAAAGTCCCCTTTTGTTGTGATCGTGTTCTCACCGTACAGAGAAGAGAATCACTATCCAGCCGCTTGAAAATGGTGCACATGGCACGCCAGTAGTCCGCGTAGTTGTGGCTCCAGTTATCCGGCTTAACACCACACATAGCGGCAAGGTCCTGTTGCTGATATACATCGCGCCCGGCCAATTCCGCTTTGACGTCCTGCGCCGCCAGCCAGATTAGAGCCTTTAGCCTGTCCGTCGTCTTGCTAGCCATCTTTCTGGCGCCAAGGTAATGCCTGAATTCTCCCCATGCCCAGCTGGTAATGGCAACCTGATGAGAGAATGTCGTGTCTTCGCTATAGCTCCAGAGAATCCACGCCTTTTGATGCTCATCCAGCGCCAGCACTGCGCGGCGCCATGATGCTGTGCAAAACTCCACAGGCTGAACCAGCGCTATTGATGAGCCCTTTGCGTGCGACTGCCTGCCTGGAATGGGAGGGTTATCGAGCGTAAGCCACTTGCCGCTTACCTCGTCTTTGATGCGAGGCTTTTTGCGCTTGAAGGTTTTCGTGTCGAACTGTGCATTCTCCAGCCATGCCATGAGTTGCCCCTTAGTGCATCCGCTCAGGTCAGCGGTGGCAGTGATTAACTGTTGGCGTACATACTCAAGATACTGAACCGTCATAACGTCTCTCCTGCCCTCTGCTTTCTCTTTGCCTTGCGGCGCTCACTGTTGCCGATGAGTTTCTGTGCCGTGTCGTCTCCGGGGCCGCGCCTGTTGAGAGTGACCCCGGCACGCAGTACGCTTTCCATCTCGTAGCGATTGCATTCTTCGCGTTTCATTTGCGCTTACCTCGCAGGTGAAGCCACTGGCTGAAAACAAACGCCACCGGAAGCAGCAAAAAGCCAATAGTGATGTAGTCGTGGTAGTTCATGCTGCCTCCAGTTCAGTTACGGTTAATTCGAGCTTACCGCCCTTACACTGCGGCATCTTCAGTACGCGGTAGTCGACCACCTGCACGTCGTCTTGCCAGAAACCAGCCTTTGTAAGCGCGTCAAACGCGGCTTTTTGCAGGTTGTCGAGGTCGCGGCGCCTGCGATCCGGCATGTGGCACTCAATGCGCACTCGCAGCGGTGATTCGGTCATGATGTCTAGAAGACTGGTCTTGATGATTTCTGCCACCTTCGCGCGATACGCCTGCCCTTCTGCGCTGATGTGTGTACGCCCGCGGTTGTGCCGATAGTAGCGGTTATTGCTTGGCGGCCAGGGTAAGGTGATCTGATAGGTATTCATGCTTTAACAAGCCCCTCATGAATCCAGATAATGACAGTCCTCATGACGCCTTCTGCATGCATCAGCTTTAGCTCGTCGTGCGTGTATGGCGTTTTAAGACGACCATCTACAACATCGTGGCAACAGTTGCAGCCGATGGCCCCGAGGATATCTGGCGGCTTCAATCCTGTTCCGCATGTACCAGGTAATCGCAGGTGGGCCAGCACAGACGTCTCAGGGTTTCCGTTACACACCCCGGGAATGCGGATCTGGCACTCTCTGCCACGAGCCGCTTTGCGTAAATCAGCCATGGCTCCTCCTTGCTGCGAGGCGCAGCCATTTCTCATCCACCAGTCGGGCCGTGTAGCCTTTCAGCGTGGGGATGTCGGATGGTTTAACTTCCTGCTTGCGCTGGCGGCGCATCGGGACTTTAAAAATGTGATTGGCAATGACGCGAGCAAGAGGGTTCTTCATCACGCCTCCTGCTTTTCGCGTAGCTGCTGGAACTCGCAGCCGTTCGGGATGGTCAGCGCGAGGCCAAACTGTGCGCACCAACCTTCCACCTGGCACAGGAAGTGATGCATCTCGCCAGTGTCGAGGCTGGAGGTATGGCGCGGCTCCCACGTCGTGGTTTTCTCGCCGGTAACAAAATCGGTGTATGTGACCTGTTCGCTGCCGAGGTAGGTCTTTTTGAGGTTGCGCTTAACCCACTCAGGGGTAGCATCAGTGCGGCCGGACTTAATCAGATATTCACTGATTTCACCGAACCACATATGCGCCAGCGCGTTCTGGCTAAGGCTGCGCTTTTCTTTCCAGGGTTTAACAACGAGGCGGTAGCATTCGCCGGACTCAAGCAGCGGCATCAGCTGCTGACCGATGGCGGCAAAGTTTGTTTTGTGAAGGCGGACGCCTTCGCTTGGGAATGTCATGCGCCACCTCCGCAGAGGTCGGACGCAGAAAACAAGAATTCGCTGGCGCCCGGGGACGTCAGTGAAGAGAGGGATTTCGCGTTTTCATGTGCCATAAATGATTTCTCACCTATGACACGCAAGTTCTGTTCGGGCTGTTCGGGCCGGGCGGGGTTGTTCAGGCCCCTGGCAGTTGTTCAGGCTGCAACTGCATTATGGCCTGTTGATAATAGAAAATCAAAGTTCTTCATCAACTTTGTACCTCTCTCTCTTGCTTGTAATTTGGGAAATTTTTTCCTGCATGGTTGGGATAACCCATGTTTTTAAGTCGCTTTCTGGAAAAAGGTTTTCTTTTCGAATCTCACAAGCAAGTTTTGCTGCTTTCAAACCTAATTGGGCGAACTGTAATTGCCTCTCATCAAAATATTCCCGATTATCAGGCAGGGAACTCATCTCGCTCATAAAACTTATATTATCTACAGCTCTACGTTGCAAAGGAGGTAAACTACAAATTCCGTACATTGTTTCTGATTTCAGCGCCCTCCAGTTGCCTTTGATGACTGAATAATCAATGACATCTGGTAAAAGGACTACTGGCGTTAATTCCCCATGAGGATCCGTAGGCTCGCCATCATCATTCACAACTTCTGCACATTTCCTAGAATAGCTTTCAAGTAAAAAGACAATCTCAACACATATGAACCTCCTTTCCGGAGATGATTGCTTGTTCTCCTTAAACCAAACAATAGCGTGATTTGTAAAATGCCCAATAACCCCACCAGCAACACCACCAATTAAACTTCCCAACCAAGCATCCAT